CAGAACAGAACCCTTCTTCTCCGTCACAGATCAGGTAGATACGCGAACTGGCCTTGTCCCAAATCTCCCAGACGCAAAACAGGCTCGACTTGTCGGTGTCACCTTTCTCCATTGCGCCATTTTTTTCGATGTATGACTTTCCTTTCTTGGGTTTGTAGCCAAACTGGGCCTCGAAAGCCTCTTCAGTGAACCATACCCGGTGCGCCATGGCCGATGCAGCCAGGTAATCGGTGATTGATCTGACGCTTGGGTCGATAACAATGACGTCCTCGGACAGAACAAAGTCGAGCACCATGCCGCGAGCGACAGTGATCTCCTGCTGAGTTTCCAGACCCTGCACGGTTTGGTGAAGCTCGGCAAGCTTGGCTTCATGCTCTGACTGATGGGTGGGGTCGTTTACCTGGCTGAGTAGCATCTTGATGCACTCAATGTTGTCCTGTGTATCGTCCAGGCGCTGCAAGATCAGGGGGTCTTTCTTCTTTTCCTCCTGCCAGCTCGCCTTCCACCATCCGACAGATGTGGCAAAGGCTGACCTGATCATCTTCTTGGATGCGCGTTTTAGCTTCGCATCCTTAACCAGCAGCTTTGTAACGACCTTCTCGCTGGTATCAGCGAAGGATTTGATCAGATTGGCTTGTTCAGGTGGAACGCCTCGGGTCGGCTGGCATGAGAATTCTGGGTCTTTGGCATAGACCTGGGGCAGCATCGATGCCATGTTTGCGAAGTGCAGATTCATCCGCATCTTCTTGTCTTCTTCACCGGGTACTTTCCCAGCCAGCAGTTTGCGATTGCGTTCAAACTGCTTGAATACTTTTTCAGTGCGCTTCAGAGCGGCTTCAATGCGCTCGTTCCACTTTTTGACAAGCGCCTTCTCATCGGCGGGGACAACGCGGTCCGCAGCCGATGAGGTTTGGGTTTCAACTGCGCCAGGCATCAGGCCTCGATGAACACGCTACCGGTGCCGGAGGTGTACGCGGTTACCACGGCACGCATGTACTTGGCCAGCTTGACTTCGGCGACGAAGCCAGCATTGGTAGCGGCTGCGGTCACAGTAGTTTTGGCTGGCGTGCTGGCAGAGCCTGCACTGTTGGTTCCCAGCGAAGGTGTCAGCACAGGAGCGGTAGCGCCAGCATTATTCTGGCCAGCCGCGAAGTCGGCATAGGACTCGTAGGACTCAATATCCACCGTGCCCACCAAGTTACCGCCGAAGTGCATGGCTGCGCTGTGCGCTTTCATGTGAGGCGTGGTATCGCAAATCACAGCAGCGCGAGGAGTGCCGCCGTAGGTTCCATTACCAACCGATCCAAGCAGGGTTGCAGCGGTAGCGCCAACGGATGCAAGCGTGAACTCACCATTCGCACCAGTGTTGCCGGTGATGCCAGAGATAGCCAGGCGGTCGACATTCTTCAAGCCGTGGCCAGCAGCCAGCGCCAAGACGATGGGCGTTGTATTGCTTGCAGCAGAGATCAGGATGCCAGCTACAGCTGAACCAGCTGAACCGAGAGAAATTACTTTGTTCGACATATCAACTCCTTTGGGCTATGCCCTGGCAAAGAACGGCCTTGCGATCCGGGTGCGAAGCAATGGGCCGCACCGCCCGGGTGAAATCAAGCGTTGCCCGTGTTATTTCGATGGAAATCGCACAAAGAACGAATCACAGCTTCATACTGGTCAATAGGAAGCTCAAATAAAACATCTTGGTTGGCTTTGATTGCCGCAAGAAGATCGTCCACAAGCTTTTGCTTTTGTTCAGGAGTAAACATGGCGGTATTTCCTTTGTTTTAAAAATCAATGCCCAGACGCCAGCACAATGTCATCACCGCGCAGCGTCACAAGCTTGGCGGTGTCAGCCTCGAACTGGTCAGACTTCTCGGAATCGGGTTTTGTCGCCAGCGTCAGGCGCTCAACTGCGCCAACTGTCTTTAGGCGGGCCTGTGCGGCCAGGGCGTCAATGATCTTTTCGTCTTCGGTGTTCAGCGCGTTGATGGTGTCTTCAAGGCCAAGCGTAGCCATGTAGTCAGCAGTCACCTGCGTCTCAGCATGAATCACGATGGCATCACCGCCGACCGTGCAGCCGCCGAGCATCGTGGCGATGTTCTGGCCATCGAGAAAGCCAGCTATCGTAAACACGAAGTAGCTCTCGCCATCCGAGTCAAAGCCGTGGTATTCACGGATGACAGCGGGCTCCTCCAGGCGCTTCAATTCGTCAGCGGTAATGCTGCGGCGCAGAGTGAGGTTTGGTACGACATTGGCGGCTGAAATGGACATGGGCGCTATTGAACGCCGCATGGGGTGGAGTTTTTCCCCTGATTTACTTGTCGCCCTGCGCAAAAGACAAAACCCGCCGAAGCGGGTTCTAAATGATCGTTACCGGGACTGAAACCGGCATCGACTCTCTCGTACTATTTCAGCGGGCCTAGTGGGTCGCAGCGCCGAAATGTGCGCATCAGCCTACGCATTCACCATCAACTCAGCGGGCTAGATTACTAGCCGGGGGCCGCTACCTTGCGTTGCAACCATGCCCCTACGAGTGCTACCCGTTACATTTCGCGCCAATGCACGCCGCTGAGTTGATGGCCATGGTAAAACCATGGCGCCTGCATTTTACCTATTTCTCGCCCTGCTGCATGATCCAATCCAGCGTCCAGGCCTTTGGCCCTGACATGCTGCGCGGCTTGGGTACGCGGCTCACCGGTCGGGCCATAACGCCATATCTGCAAGAATCTGCGCAATGATCTTCCATCGAGGTGTCTAAATCTTCTGGTTTGTTTGAATCATGCTGAAGAGACGGAACCGTTCTCCACCAATCACGGCAATCTGATGTAACGAACAGCATTGGTTCACCATCGTCAACATCCTCAAACGACAAGCGCGAGTACATCTGCTGCCATCCTGATGTCCGGGTGTTGTCGGCTGGCTGGAAGCGTGGACCCACGATGGAATCAGGGTTGCGCGTGTCACATTTGAGCATGCGCTCAGCGTTGGACGGACCACCGTCCTCCTTCCACATGCTGGGGTCGGCGCGGCTCATCTGTTCATCGATGGCCTCGCCCTCTTCGCGCTGCTTGATGCCACGGCCAACCGCCTCAGCTGACAAGCGCAGACCAGTGTCTGGCACTGACCTGCCATCCTCCGACTTCTTGCATCCGTACCATTCTCGGTAAAGAATAAGTGCATGCGTTGGCAGCATGCGCTCAGTGCCATCCATGAATTTCACATATTCAGGCTCTGCAATAGTCCACCAATGGACACAGAACGGCTTAGCGCTACCCCAGTCCATCGACCGGAACCGCGTCCAGTGCGCTGGCGGCACAAATCCTGGCAGCTTGTGCTTCTGTTCGTTGATGTTGTCGAAGTAGGCACCTGCCACGATGTTCCAGTCACCATGCCGGAAGGCTTTGACCAGTTCTTTATTGCCCAGGCCATGTATCCGGTCCTCGTACCCAGGGTCATCCTTCATTAGTTGTGGGTTGTCTTCCAGCTTGGCGGGCACGTACTGGCGAAGCATGCCACCCTCTTCCCGGCCCATCTTCTTGACCTCAAATGGCTCCAGCATATCAACCCAAGCGGACTTGACCCAGACATGGCCGACAGACCCAGGGTTACTGCCACACATGATCAGCGGTATTTTGGCGCGTAGGTCGATACCAAACATGCTCAGGAACTGAGCCGCCGCGCCATCAGGGATGACCAGGCCGGGCGCACGCACGCGCTGGCGAAGGTATCGGTACATGCTTTCTGTGAAGTGAGTCAACTCGTCCATCAACAGCACGTGTATTTCTGCTCCCTGGTACTTGCTCAGGTCTTTTTCATGCTGCAAGTGACACAAGAATATCTTGGAGCCATTCCAGAATCTAATTTCAGCCTCAACGATCTTGACCAGGCCACAGGCCACGAACGGACCAAGCAGGACGTGAAACGACTTCGGACCCTCCATATGGTTCTTGAATAGGTCGTCATACAGGCGACGGAACAGGTAGACCTGCAGGCCTGGGATCAGCCCGCACAGAATGCAGGCCAGCGCACGCATGAAGAACGACTTGCCGCCGCCAGCCGCGCCGCCGTACAGAATCTCGGTGGCTGGTGACCGCAGCGCTCGGCTTTGCTTTGGAGTGAACTTGACGTCAAATGTGGGGGCGATGGTCATTCGTTTGACAGCGTGAGATTAAAGACTGGCTGCGTATCTCCGTCGCCACCATCGCCATTCAGCCGCTTTACTGCTTCTTTATTGGCAGCAAGCAGGTTCAGTGCAATGCTAGCCGAGTCGTTGGCTAGCCTGGTCAGCGCAGAAACACCCTTGAGCGCTTCGACCGACTCCAAAGGATTGGCATCGTCAACCTTCGCAACCTCTGAGTTTGCCAGCGCCTGCAAACGATGTGAGGTTTTTGCGC